ACACTCAACATATAATGTGGAGAGATTAGAAGGTACTGACCCACACAATCCTGATTATGTAAAGTATAAGGTTGAATTGGATAGATTTGGTAAAAGAGAGTATGAACAATATGAAATGGCTCACTTCAGAATGCTATCAGATACGAACTTCCTACCTTATGGTAAATCAATGATTGAGGGTGCAAGAAGAATTTGGAAACAATTATCGTTGATGGAAGATGCGATGTTAATCCATCGTATTATGAGAGCACCTGAAAAGAGAGTGTTCAAAATTGATATAGGTAACATTCCACCGCAAGAAGTGGATAACTATATGCAAAAGATTATCAATAAAATGAAAAAAACTCCATTTGTTGATAAAAATACTGGTGATTACAATTTAAAATATAATATCCAAAACCTTACTGAAGATTTTTTCTTACCTGTTCGTGGTAGTGATAGTGGTACTAATATTGATAACTTAGCAGGTTTGGATTACGCAGCAATTGAGGATATTGATTACTTAAAAAATAAATTATTTGCAGCATTAAGAGTACCAAAGGCTTACTTATCTTATGATGAGAATGTTAATGGTAAAGCTACATTAGCTGCAGAAGATGTTCGTTTTGCAAGAACTATTGAAAGAATTCAAAGAACAGTTGTTAGTGAATTGGCAAAAATTGCAGTAGTTCACTTAGCAGCAAATGGTATAGAAGACTCTGAAATGACAAACTTTGAATTAAGTTTGACAAACGCTTCCACAATTTATGAACAAGAAAAGGTTAATTTATGGTCTGAAAAGGTAAGATTGGCATCAGATGCAAAAGCACTTAATATGTTATCATCGGATTGGGCTTATCACAATATCTTTGGATTATCTCAAGACGAAATTGATATTGAAAGAGCTAAAGTAATCTTAGACCTTAAAGATAGATTCAGACATACTTCAATTGAACAGCAAGGACAAGACCCAGCAAATCCACCACAACAACAAAATGTGGAAGAAGAAATTAGTAAATTAAAGACTGAAATTGAATTAAATAGGGCAGTTGGAAGACCAAAAGAAGGAAATACTTATGGTAAAGATAAGCATCCATATGGTAGAGACCCTTTGGGTAATATAGAAAATGAGAAGGAAAGAAAGAGAGAAGACAGAGCAGTAAACACAAACGCTAAAAAGTTAGCACGAGAATATATAAATGGAATTTCATCAAAAAAGAAGGTTTTAATTGAAAAATCGGGTATGCTTGATGAAAAAAACTTATTAGATGAAACTAAAATTTAATAAAGAAAAATTTGTTTATATTTATATGTGTTAGTTTATAGGGTAGAATAAATATAGGGTAAGTAAATGAAAAAAATTAAACACTCAAAGTTTAAGAATACTGGAGTGTTATTTGAGCTTTTGGTAAGACAAATAACATTAGAAGTTCTTAATGGCGATAAAACAGAAAACGCTAAAAATATTGTAAAAGAATTCTTTGCACCAAACACAGAATTGAACAAAGAATTACGTCTATATGACATTTTGTTAAAAGAAAAATATAATTCTGAAACAAAAGCAGATAAATTGGTTGAAACTGTATGTGATGCGCATGCTAAATTGAATCAATCTATATTATCAAAGGAAAAATATAATCTTATTAAAGAAATTTCCACAAAATTTGATTTAGATAATTTTTTATCATCACCTATTTCTAACTATAAAGTCCTAGCATCTATCTATAAAGTATTTGAATCTAAGAGAGCAAAAGGATATGATATTAAAGATATTTTTAATTCTAAGATTACCCTAATCGAAAATATTACTTCAAAACCCGCTCAATTAACTAAACCAACGGAAGATAAAAAGTTGATTGAAACTTATAAACAACAAGACAAAGACCTTAGATTACTTACCTACAAAATACTTGTAGAAACTTTCAATAAAAAATACACAAATTTGGATGAATCTCAAAAGAATTTATTGAAAGAGTATATTAATAACATTACTAACACTACCAAATTCAAAGATTATGTTGCGGTTGAATTACCAAACATAGTTAAAGAATTAAAATCTATCCAATCTAAATTAACAGATAAAGTTACACAAATTAAATTATCAGAAACTATTTCCGTTTTAGATAAAATGAAAATTGGAAAGACTGTATCTGATTCTCAAGTTTCATCTATTATGCTTTCTTATGAGCTAATAAAAGAACTTAAATCTAAAGTAAAATAATGGAAGCAAGATTAAAAGAAGCAATCCGTAAGTACGTTAGAGAAAGAAACATTCAAAGAACATTGGATGAAATGAGTGTGACTGGAAATGTTGCAGGGTATAACACACCAGCAGCATTTGCAAAGCCTGGTCAAACTGCAAAGAAAAATAAAAGATTAGCACAAGCTGCAGGTGGTACTGTGGTTAATGATTTGGAAGAAGGATTAACAAGTAGCGCATCTTCTCCATTCACACATCCATCTCAAGTAGCTAGTAAAAATGCAAAATTAGCAAAAATAAGTGGTGCTACTGTAGTTGAGGGAGAAAAAGATTGGGCTTTGGGAGATATTCCTGCTAGTAAAGATGAAGCGTTACCAATGAAACCAACAGCAGCTAAAAAAGAACCTGGTGCAGAAATTGCAGATATTAGTGGTATGATTATGGCTGAGAATCGCTGGTTAGAATTAAAAAGAGAAGAATCTTCACCAAGAGCAAAAGTTGGTAGAGGAGTTTCTAATATACATAAACAACTTTCTGAAATAGAGAAGTTTGTTAATTGGTATTCTAAAATTAAGACTGAAAATGGTCTTAAAAAAGAAGATTACTGGAAAAGAACAAACGCATCTTTATACAAAATCAGAGAAAGGTTAATGGGAATAACTGAAAAATTAAGAACTTTATAATATGCCAGCAGTATCAAAAGCACAACAAAAATTTATGGGTATGGTTCATGCAGTACAAAAAGGAGACATGGAAGCACCATCCAAAGAAGTTGAGAAAGCAGCAGATTCAATGAAAAAATCAGATGCTAAAGATTTTGCATCTACAAAACACAAAGGATTACCTATGCACAAAGAAACAATAACAAGAGCAAGATTAAAAGAACTTGTAAAAGAAGTAATGGTAGAAGAAGCTGATTATCAAGAATTCTTCAAAAAGGCTTTAGAAAAAGCTGGTAAATCAATATCTCAAATGAGTGATGATGAGAAAAAAGCATTCTTTAATAAAGTTGATGCCGCTTGGAGTGGTAAAGGCGAAAAGAATGAAGCTAAAAAGAAAAAATGGTAATATAGAATGAAATCTCTTTTAATAGAAACACAATTATTTGAAGGTAAACTCAAAGAAGATGAGGGTGGGAGAGTTATGGTAAAAGGCGTTCTGCAAAGAGCAGGTGCTGAAAACCAAAATGGTAGAGTGTATCCAAGACCAATCTTAGAAAGAGAGGCTAAAAAATATCTTCAATTTATTAAAGAACGTAGAGCATTGGGAGAATTAGACCACCCAGATTCTACAGTTATTAATTTAAAGAATGTATCTCACAACATCAAAGAGATTTGGTGGGAAGGTGATGACCTATGTGGTACTGTAGAAATTTTAGGAACACCATCTGGTAATATCCTAAAAGAATTATTAAAAGCAGGTATCCTTTTGGGTATTTCATCAAGAGGTATGGGTTCTACTAGACCTTTAAGTGGTAATAAAGTAGAAGTACAAGAAGATTTTGAATTGATTGGTTGGGATTTCGTTTCTAACCCATCTACACATGGTGCATTTATGGTCCCAATGAATGAGTCTGTAAATCCACTAAAAAATATTGGTACTGATGTTTGTGGTGAATACTGCAAAGCACAGGATTTAATGAGAGAAATAATAACTGAAATAGCATAAGATGAGCAAGAATTTTGATATATACAGCTATGTACACAACAACAAATTTAAGTTGAATGTGGAGCAACCTAAAGGTGCAACTAAAGTAGCTAAAGGATATAATGACATCCGTAAAACCGCACTTAGTGAGGTAAAGATTAAGGATGGTAAATTTTCTATTAAAGAGAACTTAGAGCAGCCTGATAGAAAATTATCTTTAGAAGTTAAAAAACACTTCTTAGAAATTATATCTACTTATAATACTTTCCAAGACCAAATGAAACGTAATTCAGATATGACTGAAGTTGCAAATACATTAGGTGCAATTGTTGAAGCTGCAAAAGAATTATCTTTAAGAGAAGCTAACGATTGGTTCGATGCTCAGACTGTAAAAAGAAATATGAGTGAGTTGGATAAGTTGGGTAAGCAATTTGATAAATTCTCAGTAGAAGCAAAAGCAATGGATGAAAGATTACATGCGTTATATGAAGATATGGGTCACATCTTAAATCGTTACTATGAAATCTCTGACATCCCAACTGATGTGATGAGAGAAAGACTTGCAATGAAAAATAAATAAAAGATGGCATTATTCTACAATACAAATGGTACTGTTTCTAATATCGTTATAAATGCTATAATAGATGGAAAGGTAACATCTTCAATAGAAACAGCAGCAACAATTCAACAAGCATTTGAAGCATCTGCATCTAATGCAATTATAAATAAAGCAACATCAGCAGGTTCATCATCAATGCAAGCATATCAATTGGGATATCCATCTGGTTCTACAAATAATGCCGGATATACATATTTAAGTTCTACAACGGTATCAAGACAATTAGGTAAATACACACAAAATGGTGTATTAGTAAGTGGTTC